TCTTTAGATTCAACTATTACATACGTTAAAAAAGGAGTTTCTAGTTATAACATTGATACTGGTGAGGAAGTCAGTATTGATACAACTTATTCTGACATAAAAGCACCAGTAGAATATGTAAGAAGTGAAGAAGATATTGGCAAAGAAATTAGACAAGCAAAAATTTATATTACACCTGACGTAATTGGTAATAATCAACCAACATTTGAAGATCAAGTAATATTAACTTATGCAGGAAGTACAAGAACTGCACAAATAGTAGATATTGACACAAAACAAGGTGGTCAAACTTATTTGTTTACTCTATTAGTGAGGTTTTAATGGCTAAATCAGATCCTAATGCTTTTACTAATAGTATTGCATCAACAAAAAAAGAATTAAATACTCAGTTTAATAATTTAATAGATACTATTCTTTCTGATTTACCAGCAGAAAGTCCTCAATATACTGGTTTTTTTGCGTCTAGTTGGCAAGCAAATACTTATCGACCTTTATCAAATGAAGCACAAACAGCACCGTGGACTCAAGTTAAAAAAGATAGAGATAATGGAATTAGAACAGCACCAATTATTGAACCTAGGTATTCTCGTGATCGAACATATAAGTTTGGAGAAACAGTTTTTATAGGTAATCGGGCTGAATATGCAAGACAAGCATTAGGTTCTCAAAACAGTTCAATTATGCCTTATGTAGAAAATTTAGGACAAGTTGTAGATTTTGTATTTGGTGGAAGTATGAATAGACCAGACGTAAGAGTAGCTGATAGTCAAGTACTATATAAAGATAGTCAAGCTGGAAGAACTGCTCCTGCATTAGGTTCGAGGTATTCTAAATTATGAGTTTAGTTAATGTAAGAGCAGCTTTTGAAAAAGCTATAACTGATTCAATTACAGACGTTGATCCTAGAGTAAAAATTGTATATGACAATTTAGCTTTTACTTCTCCTGGTAAAACTGTTACTTATGTAACGACTTCAATTACTTTTAGTCAATCTACTGTGCAAGCTCAAGGTGCTTCTGCTGATTATTATTCTGGTGCAATACAAGCAAATGTTTATGTTCCTAAAAATAAAGGTAGTGCGAGGTTAGCTGCAATATCCGAATCAATTATTGATGGTTTGAATACTATTAATACTTCAACTTATGCAGATCCATTTTCTTGCTCTCCAAGAGTTGGAGAAGTTACTGGTCCAATTCCTGTTGAAATTGAAGATCGTTCACATTTCTTAGGAATCATATCTTGTTCCTTTTTTGCTAATAGCTGATATAATTCTAATAGCTATATAATATTATGACTAGAGCTATTGATCTTCTTAAAAATAAATTTGGTGTAAGCCAACTTTATAAATATGACATCATGGATAATGATGAAATTTTACTTACTGTTTACTGGCATCCATTAACTATTTCTGAAAGAGAAGCTATCCAGAAAAAAAGCGGAACTGAAGATGCAAATGATTTTGCATTGCAATTAATGATTGAAAAAGCATTAGATAAAGATGGCACAAGACTTTTTCAAGATGGAGATAAGGCTTCACTAAGAAGAGAAGTTGCTGCTTCTGTTTTACAAGAAATACAATTAGCGATGTTAGAAGCTGGTTCTGATAAGGAGGTTGAAGAGGCAAAAGCCGATTTGAAAAGCTAATCCTGATTGGATGTTTATTTATTCATTAGCAAATGAATTAAAAAAATCTGTTAATGAATTATGTGAAACATTAACGCTTGAAGAAATGATAGGTTGGGCTGCTTTTTATGACATAAGAAACGAAGAACAAAAAAAAGAACAAGATCAGACACAAAGAAGAAGCGTTCTGCGTAAAGCAAGGTAGAATAGGATATATGTTTTGCTGATTAGGTCGAAATGGCTATTAAACAGATTGATGTTGTAATAAATACCAGTAGAGGCGAAAAAAATATGAGGCAACTCAATAGAGTTGCACAACAGGTAGAAAAGACTTTTGGAAATATTAATAAGTTAAAGATAAATATAAAAACAGATCCAGCACAAGCAGCATTAAAAAGATTAAATGCACAAATAGATTTAGGCAAGGCTGCTGTTAATTCCTTTATGGACACTAACAGACCTAATCAGTTTGCAAGAAAAATATCAACGATCAAAGAAGAAATGAGCTTTGTTAGAAAAGCATTTGATGATGCTGCTAATGCAGCAGATAGACAAAGAGCAGCAACAACTTTATTAGCTGGAAATTTTAAAGCATTAAGATTAGAAGCTACTGCTTTTGCTCAAGCAAGCGGAACAGATCCAAAGAAAACAATAGGAAGTGTTAGTGCAAGATTAAAAGAAATAGAAGCGTTCCCCAGAACAATTCTTGCTGGTAATGAAGCAATGTCGATGCTCAAGCGTATGCAAGAGATGACTATTGTTGGTTCAGAAGAGTTTTTAAAAATTAGTAAAGCAATAGGAAGGCAGTTAGGAATAAACGCAAATATTCAAAGTCAGGCAGCTAGAGCAGCTAAACCATTTACTGCTGCTACTGCTTTTGTTACTCAGGAACAAATAAATGCTTTAGGAGGTGCAACTCTTGTACCACCAAGTAGAAGATTACCAGCAGCAGGTCAAACAAGTAGTCAGTTTATGACTCCTACAACTCAACAGGTAAAAAGAGCAAAACAACTTACTAGAGAATCTGAAAAGGTATTACAAAATGAGAAAAAACTTACAGATGAAGCAAAGAAACAACAATCTCTTAGAAAGAAAATAGCATTTAGACGAAGAGATAATATTAGAAGAATTAGGAGACAAAGAAGGCAAGAACAATTCTTAGGTGCAGGTTTTCCTTTGCTATTTGGTGGAGGGCCAGGAGCAGTTGGCGGTAGTATTTTAGGTTCTGCATTAGCACCTAAAGGAATGGGTTTTGGCTCTCAAATATTAGGTAGTGCTGTTGGTACTTTATTAGAAAGAAATTTAGCAACTGTTCAAAAAATAGGTAATGCAGCTTCAAATTTAGATTTATCAGCGTTAGAAGATTCTTCAATAAGAGTAAATGCAGAACTTGATAGGACTATAAAAAATCTTCAAAGGATAGGAGAAACTGAAAAAGCTAGAGAATTATTAAGTAAAGAGATAGCTAAACAGACAGGAACAGTAGAAGGAACTTCTGAAAATTTAGCTGATAATATTAATTTATTAGTTGCTGAATTTAAAGAATTTACATCATTAGCAGCAACAGCTTTAGGTATTATTGGAGTTCCATTTGTAGCTGCTTTAACTTTAATTTTAGATACTGTAAATATGATTTTAAAAGGTTTTAACATGATAACTTCCGCTATAGGTTTTGCTATATCTGAGTTAATACGACTGATTAGATTTTTACCTGGGGGTCAAAAAATATTAGATGCTATTGATGAAAAAGTTAAATCTGTAAATGAAGGTGCAACTAAATTATCAATATCAGCACAAGATACGATGGATACTTTAAAACAACAATTATTAAATTTACAAGAACGAATTGCTTTAGGAGATAAAGAAGCAGCAATTCAACAAAAAATAAGAGATATACTTGCAAAAAATCCAGAGCTAAAGAAAAAAGAAGTTGAACAGGCTGTAAGAGCTATAGCAGCAGCAGAAAAACAATTAGAACAACAGCAAAAACTTAATAATTTATATCAATCAATAGGAATGAGTATTGAAAATGGAATAGTTGATGCAATTCAAGGTGCAATAGAGGGTACTAAAACTCTTGGAGAAGTTGCTCGTAGTGTCTTTAGTCAAATTTCTAGATCACTTATTCAATTTGGTGTTAATTCTTTACTTGGTAGCATATTCCCTGGTTCAAGATTTTTTGCAAGAGCTAATGGTGGTCCTGTAAGTGCTAATAAAAATTATTTAGTAGGAGAACGTGGACCAGAAATGTTTGTACCAAATGCAGGTGGTCGTATAGTTCCAAATTCTGATTTAGGAGGTTCTACTAATGTAGTTGTTAATGTAGATGCTTCTGGTTCTTCAGTTCAAGGTGATGAACAACAAGGTAGAGAACTTGGTCGACTTATATCAGTTGCAGTACAATCTGAATTAATACAACAGAAAAGACCTGGAGGCATACTTTCATAATGGCTACGTTTCCATCAATAACTCCCACTTATGGTCAACAAAAAAATTCTGCACCATTAACTCGTACTGTTCGTTTTGCTGATGGTTATGAGCACAGAATATTGTTTGGATTAGCTCAACATCAAAATCCTAAAATATTTGATTTTACGTTTGAAGTATCAGAAACAGACGCAGATACTATAGAAACATTTTTAGATGCAAGAGCAAATGATAGTGCCAGCTTTGATTTTACTCCTCCAGGAGAGGCTAGTTCATCTAAGTTTGTATGTGAAAGTTGGAATAAATCAATACCATATTTAAACAGAGCAACAATACAAGTAACATTTAGAGAGGTATTTGAACCATGAGCACTGATCCTGTTTTTAGTGAAGTTCAAAAGATAAATCCTTCTGCAATTATTGAACTTTTTACATTACAGTTAGATAATTCTTTACATGGTGCAAATACAATTTATAGATTCCATTCTGGAAGCAACTTAAATGCGAATGGAGAGATAGTTTGGGCTGGTAATTCTTATCAAAGATTTCCTATAGAAGCTACAGGTTTTGCATATCAACGTGGTCAACTTCCAAGACCAACTCTTGTTATAAGTAATGCGTTAGGAACTATATCTGCAATTTTATTACTTGTTAATCAGACAACGGCTGGTAATGATTTAACAGGTGCTACGTTTACAAGAATTAGAACAATGGCAAGATTTCTTGATGCTGCAAACTTTAGTGGTGGTAGTAATCCATTAGGAACACCAGATCCTACAGCAGAATTTAAACGTCAAATATATACAGTAGATAGAAAATCAAAAGAAACAAGAGAAATCGTTGAGTTTGAACTTGCAGCAGCTATTGATATGGCTGGAGTTAGAGCACCTAAACGTCAGTGCACTCGTGCTTTATTTCCTAGCATCGGTACATTTACACAATGAGTTGGAAAGATGACGCATTGGTTCATGCGAAGGACCAAGATCCTAAAGAATCTGTAGGACTTTTACTAAACATAAGAGGTAAACAAAAATACTATCCCTGTCAAAATTTAGCTATAACAAATCATCAGGAGTTTATTTTAAATCCAGAAGATT